GGCGAACGCCAGCGACTGCCCTGTTGCAGCGCAACGCCTGGGGCCAGTTGGTCGTCCTGGACGAGCTGACCAGCGAAAACATGGGCATCGAGACCTTTTTGGACCGCAAACTGGCCCCGCTGCTGGCCAGAGAGCAGTATTTGGGCTGCCATGTGGTCATCGCCCCCGACCCGGCGGGGTGGGCGAAACAGCAGATTGGGGAGGTCTCGCCGGTCGACATCATCAAACAACGGGGCTTCAAGGTCGCCAAACCGGTCACTAACGACCCCAAACGGCGCATCGAGGCGGTGGAGCGCGTGCTGCTCAAGCACGTCGACGGTAAACCCGCCTTCGTCGTCAACCCCCAGTGCAAGGAGCTGATCAAAGGCTTCAGGTACGGCTACCGTTACAAGGTCAACCGCACCGGGGTGCAGGACGACAAGCCGGAAAAGAACGCATCGAGTCACGTGTGCGATGGGTGCCAATATGGGGTGTTAGTTGCCGAAACCGGCGCCGCCGGCAGCGTGATCAACCGGGGTAAACGCGAGATCGTCCCCGCCTCAGTGTCATCGCGGGCGTGGACATGAGACTAACAACCCCGTAAACTCACAGTTGACTAAACTTGTTAGACCGTGTTATGCGGCTGGAGATGACGGTGTTCCCCTTCGACAACGACCGTGACGACAAGATGATGGGCCGCAAGGCGCCGATGGGTAAAGGCAAGCCCGCCATGCCCAAGGGCAAAGCCTCCATGCCCAAGGGCAAACCTTCCATGGCGAAGAAGAAACCTGCCATGCCCAAGAAAAGCGGACGCGGCTGCTGAGGTAACCCCCATGGCCCTTGCCCCCGTGATGTCCCTGGTGCCGTTCAAGACGGCGGCGCAACTGGAAGACGAGGCCCGTGCTGCGAGTGAAAAGTCGCAGGCGAAGCCGATCATTCAGTCCCTGGCCGCTCATGTGCGGGAACGCTGGGAAGAGGCGAAGGACGCCAAGCGCGACGTTGAGGAGCGCATGGTGGACAACCTCACCCGGCGCCGGGGGCAGTACGACAGCCAGAAGCTGGCACAGATTCGCAGCTTCGGTGGGTCGGAAATCTTCATGGGGATTACCTCGGTGAAGTGCCGGGCTGCCTGCTCCTGGCTGCGGGATACCTTGATGGGAACCGGCCTTGACCGACCCTGGCAGTTGGAGCATACCCCGGAGCCGGAGCTGCCCCCGGACGTGGTGATGGGGTTGCAGCAGGCGCTGATGCAGCAGGCGTATCAGCAGACCCTGATGTCCGGGATACCTCCCGATCCCGCCGCCTTACAGGCCCAGGCGCAGCAGATGAAAGAGGAGACGGCGCGGCAGTTGAAAGAAGAGGCCAAACGCCGCATCGAGCGCATGAGCCAGAAGATCGAGGACCAGCTCCTAGAAGGGGGGTGGTCTGGGGCCTTCAGCCAGTTCATCGACGACCTGGTGACTTTTCCCACGGCGATCCTCAAGGGACCGGTGGCGCGCAATCGCAAACAGCTCAAGTGGTCCGGGCAGGACCTTCAGCCGGTTGAGACGGTTGGGCTGGAGTGGGAGCGGGTAGACCCGTTCATGCTCTACCCGGCGCCGTGGGCGTCGAACGCCCATGAAGGCTACCTGATCGAGCGCCACCGCCTGACGCGTGAGGCGTTGCAGGCCATGATCGGCGTCGAGGGTTACGACGACGCGGCGATCAAGACGGTACTAGCCGATTTTGAATCTGGCGGGCTCAACGAATGGCTGTGGATCGACACCGAGCGGGCGGATGCCGAGGGCAAGGAGTCCGACGCTCACGATACCGACGACCTGATCGACGCCTTGCAGCTCTGGGACAGCGTGCCGGGCAGCCTGTTGATCGAGTGGGGCGTGCCGGAAGCGGAGGTCGAGGACCCGTTCATGAGCTACCCCTGCGAGGTGTGGCTGGTGGGCGGGACAGTGATCCGGGCGGTGCTGAACTACGACCCCCTGGGGCGCAAGCCTTACTACGCAACCAGCTACGAGAAGATTCCAGGTGCGTTTTGGGGTAATGCGGTGGTTGACTTGGTGCGCGATCCGCAGGACATGGTCAACGCCAGCGCCCGTGCCCTGGCCAACAACATGGGCGTGGCCTCCGGTCCCCAGGTCGAGATCAACACCTCGCGCCTGCCACCGGGCGAGGACATCACCCAGATGTACCCGTGGAAAATTTGGCAGAGTGAATACCACGACTTCCAGGACAGCTCCCCGGCGGTACGCTTCTTCCAGCCGACCTCCAATGCGGCGGAGCTACTGACGGTGCTGGAGAAGTTCGCCACCCTGGCGGATGAGTATTCAGGCATCCCGCGTTACATGACCGGCGAGCACGTCGCGGGCGCCGGGCGGACCTCCTCTGGCCTGGCGATGCTGATCAACAACGCCGCCAAGAGTTTGAAACATGTGGTTGCCAACGTTGACGCTGACGTTATCACTCCAATGCTGGAACGTCTGTACCAGCACAACCTACGCTACAACGCTGACCCCGACATGCTCGGTGACGTGCGCGTCGTTGCCAAGGGCGCCATGTCCCTCGTGTCCCGCGAAGCTGCCGCCGTGCGCCGCAACGAGTTCCTGCAAGTCGTCCTCGGTTCGCCCGTAGCCCAGGAGATCGTCGGCCCGCTGGGCGCGGCGGAGCTGCTGCGCGAGAACGCCAAGCTGCTGGACGTGAACCCCGACCGCCTGGTCCCGACCCGCGAGGAGTTGGAACAACGACTCCAGCAGCAGGCGATGGCCCAGCAGGCGATGATGCAGATGCAGATGGCCCAGGGCGCCCTCCCAGCGCCTGACCAAGGCCCCAAAGGCGCGGTCCCCGCCAAGAAACCCGCCCCCACGCTGCCCGATGGTAGTCGCCAGGGCGGACGGGACTCGAACAATGTGAGCCCACGACCGAACATGCGCTAAACGCGCAAAGGCTGGCTACCGAGCCTGCCGTATCAATCGGTAGCACTATTTCAATGCGCAGCGCCGCTATCGGAGGTGGGAATCGGCCCTGGCACGCTCATGGCAACGCCTAAGCACGGATTCTGTACTGCGCACCCTTTTTGGCCGGCTGGCGGAAACGCGGTATGCGGCGCTTGCGCCGAGAGCTAGGCCATCGCCCCCGAGAAGACGCCGCGTCCAAGGGGCAGTTGCCGGTCAATTTATTCGGTTAGTCCTTGACAAGCCTGTTAGTTAGGTGTAAATACCCTGCTATGAGTTTGTTTAGCAGCGCGACTCCCCAGCAAATCCAGGCACTTGCCCGGTGCGGCTCACCAGAAATGGCCCCGCTCCGCGACTTGTTGACAGATGTGATGGTAAAAACCAGCGATCAGATGGCGAAAGCCGACGCGACGATGGTGATTTACCGCCTGCAAGGGGAGTACGCGGTGCTGAAAGACCTGCTTCAGGCCATTAGCAAGGCCCCCGAAGCCCTAGGCCGGTTGAGCTGAGGCTCCCGGCCACCCAAGGCAGACCAGTTCCCCGGACGGCTTACCGGTAAACCCGGCCCCGTTCGCCACGTTGGCCCCTCTGGAGATGATCCATGACGTTACCCAAGGCCGTCGCTGCCGCGACGGAAGAACTCGCTGCGTTGGAGCAGCAACTTCAAGCCCCCGTTGAGCCGGAAACCCTGCCTGACGGGCAGACTGAGGATATCCACCCCGCACCCGAGCCGAGCCCTGAGCCGGTCACGGCGGCCCCCGTAGCGTCAACCGACGTACCCCACCCGGAACCCCAGGAGGTGCCGGAGGAGAAGTGGGAGCACAAGTATCGTCGCCTGCAAGGCAAGTACGACGCCGAAGTGCCCCGCTTACATGCCCAAGTCCGTGAGTTGCAGGGCGTGCTCGCCCAGATGCAGCAGCAGATGCAAGCCCCTCCACCCCCGGCGGAGCAACCCAAGGAACCGGATAAGTACGTCTCGGACGAAGACGTTGCCAACTACGGCGAAGACTTTGTCGACATTCAACGGCGCATTACGTTGGACACGACTCGGGAACTGCGTAAGCAGGTCGAGGAGTTGAAGGCGCAACTAGCGCAGCAGGGCACCCAGGTGCGCACGGTCTCGTTTGAGACTCAGCTTCAGGATGCCGTGCCGGACTTCAAACAGATCAATGCCGACCCGGCGTGGGCCGCCTGGCTGGATGAAGTTGACCCCCTGATCCGGGGGCCTCGCCGTGTCGTGGCGCAAGCCGCGTACCAGCGGGGGGATGTCGAGGCGGTGAAGAGTTACGTGGAGCTGTTCAAGCGGTCCCGCGCCCCTGCACCGGCGGTCGAGCCACCAAAGCTCAGTCGAGAGCAAGAGTTGCAGCGTCAAGTCCAGCCAAGTCGTGCGACGACTTCCGCGCCCTCATCCGGGGGCAAGAAGACGTACACCATGGGCGAGGCGGAGGCGTTGTTCAACCGCATCCAGCACCTTACCGCTCAAGGTCGCATTGACGAGGCGAAGCGTTTAGACGCCGAGATCAGTGCTGCCTACGCGGAGGGACGCATTAGCGTCTAACACCCTCTAACACGGTCGCCTGGTCCCGGCACAGTAAAACCCTGTGTCCTCTGGAGACCGTTATGGCGACCGTTAACCCCGGCGTTGTGTATCCGCTCAACGCCCCTTATGCCACCGATCCGGCTTATTCCGGTACCTTCATCCCGACTCTGTGGTCGAAGAAGCTGCTCGTACAATTCTACGCGCAGACCATGCTGTCGGAGATTTGCAGTACCGACTACGAAGGTTTTGTAGCTTAATCAAGCAGTTAAGCCTTCGCTAAACCCCGTGAATTGCTGGAAACCCCTTAGAGCCATGTCGACCACAGCGTATGCCAGTAATGGAGACCGCGACGGTTTGAAAACCGGCATGGATTGGGCAATCAGCAGCCAAGCCGCCTGGGAACAGGTGGAAGGCTCAACGACTAGCCTGTACCGTCCAGACCGGACGAAGAGAGGCCACGAGTGCGGGGCGCGTTTGCATGTTAACCCTGTTAGGTGTACCCTAAGTTTACTCAATACTTGGGAGACACTAACAATGGCGGAGAAAAAGTTCTTTGTGACCAAAGAGGAGTTGCAAGAAGCCTACGAAAAGCTGGGCACGTCGATCAAAGTTGCTGAAAAGTATGGCGTTTCTAAGAAGCTGGTGCTAAGATACCTTAAGCGGTATGGGATTGAATATCATCCTCGCCATTGGCTAACAGAAACGGACAAAGCCCGTATCACCGAGTTAGCGCAGTGTGGTACTCCGGTACCGGCTATTGCTGCTGAACTTGGTTTCTCAGTAACTACTGTGCGCCGTTACGGTGCTATGGCAGGCTTGACGTTCAATGACCCGGCGCACCCAGGTGTGGTAACAACTTGGGCGGGCTATCGTAAGCTCTTACGACCAGATCATCCTCGTGCTGATTCCAAAGGGTACGTAGCTGAACACGTACTTGTCATGGAGGAGCACACCGGTAGGCTTCTGGCTCCTGGTGAGGTTGTGCATCACGTAAACGGCGACAAGGGCGATAACGCACTTGGTAACCTGCAACTGATGACGGACAGAGAACACCGCGCTTTACACGCTACCAACGGCGACAGCGGTTGGCAGAAGTATTGGGCTAACGCAGCATAACGCGAAGATATAGTCTGGTCTCCGGGGAAACTCGGAGAAGCAGAGGATAAAGAGCCTCTGCGGTAACATAACGGAACTGAAGAACGTGGGCGACACCGTGCGTATCCGCACCACGTCGGCCATGAACATCCGCGACTACGAGATCGGCATGAACCTCCAGTATGAGGTTCCCACTCCGATCTATCAGGACATGCAGATCAACAAGGGCAAGTATTACGGCGTGAAAGTCGCTGACTTGCTTCAGAAGCAGGCCGACCTCGACCTCATGAACATGTTCACTGAGGAAGCCGCCAAGCAGCTCAAGATCAGCATCGAGGAAGAAGTCTTCTTCAACTCCTTCGTCACCGAAGGTCCTGATTCTTCCAACAAGGGCGCCACTGCGGGTGAGTTGTCCGCTGCCTACAACCTGGGCACCGACACCGCCCCGATCAGCTCCTCTGATCCGGAGAATGTGCTCAACGCCATTCTGCGCATGGCCTCCGTGCTCGACGAGCAGAACGTGCCGTCCGAGGGCCGCTGGCTGATCATGTCCCCCTATGATCGCCACATCCTCATGCAGTCGGACATCGCCGCCAGCTTCTTCTCCGGCGACAGCGCCTCGACCATCCGCTCGGGTAAGATCGGCGTGATTGACCGCTTCACCACCTACGTCAGCAACCTGCTGCCGCGTGGGACCACGGCCAAGGCCCTGGTGTCCGGTCGTACTGACGTGTCTACCGGTGCCTCCGTGTCTAACGCCCTGCCCCGCCGGGTCATGGTGGCCGGTACCAAGCACGCCATCAGCTTTGCGGCGACCATGAATAAGACCGAGCCGATGCGCGATCCCACTGATTTTGGGGACATCATGCGCGGTCTGTCCATCTACGGCCGTAAGGTGATCAAGCCCGAGGCCCTGGCCGTCGCCCTGATCGGCGCCTGATAACGGAGACTAACAATGGCTAACGTCATGCAAAACGCCCGTTTCATCGGTGGGTATGAGACCGCCACGGCGGGGACCACGCAGACTCAGGCGGGGGCTACCCTTCTGACCGGCGGCGTCAACTTCGTCACCACGGGCAACGCCAGCGATGGCGTCAAGCTGCCGGCGGACATTGCGATGTTCGATACCCTGATCATCGTCAACAGCTCCGGCGCGGCCTTGAACGTCTATCCCAATACGGATGGCAAGATCAACAATGGCTCCGCCAACGCCGCCAAGGCCCTGGCCGCCAACATGTCTGGCCTGTACATCTCTCTGGGTGACAACAACTGGGCCGCCGTGCTCAGCGCCTAATCCGGCCTAACCGAGGGGGCTTCGGTCCCCTTTCGAGGATACTGACATGCGTATTACGAAGAATGTGCTGAAGCGCAGGCCCCGGTTCGATGGTGCCTACGCCACCGCCACGGCGGGCACGACGCAGACGCAGGCGGGAGCGACGGCGCTGACGGGGACTATCAACTTCGTCACCACGGGCAACGCCAGCGATGGTGTGCTTCTGCCGGCCAACTATGCGCGGGGTGAGATGGTAACCATCGTCAACAGCTCCAACGCGGCCCTGAACGTGTACCCGCGTACCGGCGGTGCCATTAACAACGGTTCCGCCAACGCCGCCAAAGCCCTGGCTGCCAACATGTCCGGGCTATATATCTCGCTCGGCAGTGAAAACTGGGCGGCAGTCCTGAGCGCCTAACAGCGTCTAACCGGTTAGGGTGGTATACTAACTGCCCTAACCAACCCTATTCTGGAGGGGGCTATGACCCTGTTCGAGCTGGTGGACGCCCTGGGGGGCGAGCTGGTCTGCAACGAGGCGCGGGTGCGCCGCGACGGCAAGTGGATCACCTTGGGCAAGATCGTCGGCAACGACTGGCAGTTGACCCAGGTGGGTGAACGCTTACTCGACTCCGTGGCTACCCCGCCTCCTCCCGTTGAACCCATCGAAGTGGTACCCGCCGCCCCCGTGGCGCGGCGTGGCCGCCCCCGTAAACCGGCTGTCGAGGTAACCACCGATGGCGACGACTAATCCTGCGCCCTGATCGCCCTCGCGGCACAGCTTGCCGCGTGGCTGGGGTTTGAGCTATGACTGACGAAAAAACTATTGCCCGCTACCGTTCAGCCTTACTGTGCTTCATGGACTTTTTTGATACCGTGGATCACCGGATAGATATCGTCACGGAACTGCGACGAATAGCTGAGCATGGCGAAGGGGATACTTCCCCGCTTTATCTTGCTGCAAATCAGGTGCTAGAAGATTTAAGCGGGCGCGTGAAATTCCTGCAATTTGTGCATAACGATGAAAATGCCGAATGATGGCTGGGAGCTTGACCCATGGCGACGCTTGACAGCTTCCTTCCCCTGATCCGGGGTCGCCTACCCGGTTGCCCGGAGACGCTGCTGCGCGACGCGGCGCTGGCGGCGGCGATTGAGTTCTGTAAGCGCACCCAGCTCCTGACTCAGGCCGTCGAGGTCGAGGTAGTGGCAGGGGAACCCACGGTGACTCTGTACCCGGACAGCGATGTCCATTGGGAGGTCTTGGAGGTGCGGCGCGGGACCAGTCCGCTGACCGGGCTCAACCGCCGTGAGTTTATCGTCCAGGACCTGGGGATGGAGACGGGGAAGCCACAGTATTACTACCTGGAGGGCGACCGGTCTTTGCTGCTGCTACCCATCCCGGAGAGCGCGGAGACCTTGTCCGCCCTGGTAACGCTGCGGCCCAAGGATACGGCGCAGCGCGTTCACGACGTGCTGTACAGCGATTTCCGCGAGGTCATCGCCGCCGGGGCACGGGCCTGGGTGCGGCGTAATCATGGGGACTGGAGCGAGCCGAGGCTGGAGGGTCAGGACCGCCAGTTGTTCGAGCACGCGATCCACAACCAGAACATCCGGCGGGCACGCGGTGGGGCGGGTGTCGCCTTGCGCGTGCGTGCTCACCCTTTTTGACGAGGTAGGCGATGGCCAGTAATACCCGAATATCCGACATCCTTAGTCGGGCGAACGTCATCCTCCAGGACCAGGACCTGCGCTGGTCGAAGGCGGAGAAGGTGCAGTGGGTCAACGACGCCCACAAGGCGATCATCCTGCTGCGCCCCGATGCCGGGATGCGGTCAGCGGACTTCACCTGCGTGGCCGACACGGCGCAGAGCCTGTTGAACCCCAACGGCCTGTCGGACCTGAACGCCTACACACCGGTACGCCTGCGGGCGGTGATCCGCAATAAGCCCGTCACGGGGACCGGGCGGGCGATCCGTCACGAACTGCAACGGGTGCTTGACGATCAGCTCCCCGAGTGGCACGCGGCGGCGGCCTCGACGGCCTGCCAGTTCTACGTCCACGATCCCGCCAATCCCACGGCCTTCTACCTGTACCCGGCCCCGGCGGCGGGACACAAGGTGGTGGTGACCTACAGCGCCACGCCCACGGCGGTGTTGGGGGAAGGCGATTACATCACCCTGGAAGACATCTGGGTGCCGGTGATCCTGGATTACGTGCTGTACCGGGCGTACACCAAGGATGCCGAGTACACCGCCAACCTCGATCGGGCGGCGGCACACTACAAGACCTTCAGCGATGCCGTCATGGCCAACGCTCAGGCCCAAGCCGCCCTGCCGCCGATTGACGACGGCCGGGTCACCGCTAACCGTTCCGCTTAATTTGAGGTGATTCTATGAGCGCGTTTTCTAATTACATGGAAGAGGCCATCGTCAAGTACTTTCTCCAGTGCGACGACGCCCAGGCCAACCCGACCAACACCTACCTGGGGTTGTTCACCAACGCCAGTCCCGAGTCCTGGACTGACGATACGGTCTTTGCCGAGCCGACCTACGGCAACTACGCCCGGCAGGAGATCAATTTCACCAATTACGCCTCGGGTCAGACCAAGAACGACGGCGTGATCGGCTTTCCGGCCAATGACGATGTCAGCCCGGTGACCGTGACGGGGATCGGGGTCTACGACGCCCTGACCGACGGCAACCTGCTGATGTGGTCGAAGCTGGTGACCAGTAAGGAACTGGCCAATGGCGACACCATCTCGTTTGCCAACAACGCCATCGTCTTTACCATTAACTAACCGGACCTAACCCGTGTCGGGCATGGTCAATAGCCATCCGCTGAATGGCGCGGCTTTAGCCACTTGGGTTAAGGCCGCAACGGTTGCGGCGTCCGTCGCGCTGACGGCGACGGCTGAGCCGACCTGCATCCGGGGCGGGGTGGCGTCCTTTACGGGGGACGCGAGCGCCAGCGCGACGGCGATCCGGGTCTTCCCCGGCGCCAGCACGGGCGCTAGTCAGGCGCTAGGGTCAGCCTACCTATGGTACCAGGGCGCGGGCGAGGCGGTCCTGGTGGGGCGGGCAACCGCCCTGGTGGCGTGTGAACGCACGATATATGCTGAGGCGTATGGCACGGCTACGGTAACGGGCAGCGCCATTGCCGAGTCCGAGATCGGTGAGGTCATCGCTGCTGCGGAATTTACCATCGAGGCCGAGGCGACGCGCAACCGTCCGGGGCGGGTGGTCATAACCGCCGGGGCGACGATAGACCCGCCGGCGGTGGTCTTTGGTCAGACGGTCAACCTGCTGGCCACCAGCACGGCGCGGGCGGAGGCGTCCGTCCAGCTCAGCGGCGAGAGTTTCTGGCGCCACGATGGCTATGTTGAGGCCAGCGCGACTGGGGTCTTGAGCCCGCAGGTCACCTGGTCAATCCAGTCACTGCCGTTGGAGATGGGCTTTACCATCGCGGCGGAGGCGGTGCGGCAGCGGCCCGCGACGGCTGCGCTGAGCGTGTCCTGTCTGGGGACGGTCGAGGGTCTGGCTGGGGTTCCGGGCGAGGTCGACGCCACGGTGCAGGCGACGGGTGAGGCCATTGGCACGCGGGTTCACGGCGCCACAGTCGCGGGTGCGGCCAGCGCGACAGCCCGGATCGCCGTGGCACCCAGTCAGGGTCATGCGGCCCTGGCCAGTGCAGGTACCAGCCTGTCAGGCGCGGCGACGCCAAACAAGAACACCGTGGGTCTGGCCCAGGTCAGTACCACCAGTCAGGGCGACGCGACGGGTATCCGCCAAACCTGGGGTGAGGCCGTTCTGGAGGCCAGTATCCTGGGTGATGCCAGTGGTGGTCAGAACCATCCCGCGACTGTTGACGCGACCATGGGCTGCATTGCGGCCCCGGTAACGCACGCGACGCAGTGGTACGCGACGGTAGACGCGGCGGCGGCGGCCACTGCCACGTCCGTTGAACATGCCACCCAGCACTACGCCGAGGCCGTGGCGACAGCGACGACGCTGGAGATCAGCGCGGTTCAGGCGCGGAGTAATCCGTCGCTGGCATACCTGTATGTCTTTGGCACCGTGACGGCGAACAGCCAGGCGTCCCTGGTCGGCGTGGTCAACGCTACGGCGGGGGCGGAGCTGGTTCAAGCAGTCCTGGCGACGCAGCACTACGCCGCGAGCACGGGACAAACAAACGCGACCCTGACGGCGATCAGCACGATAGCTCGGTACGGGATGGCCAACGCCACGGCTGGGGTTACGATCTCCCCGACCGTCGCTACCAGCCATCGTGGTCAAGCGGCAGCCGAGGCGGGGCTGCTTTCTGCGCCCTTGGTCCCGGCCACTAACCACAAAGGCACAGTAGAGGCCGCGCTGGTCGCGCAGGGAGAGGCGCTTGGCGGCCGGTTGATCCTGGCTACGGTTACGGCGACGGGCGAGGCGACTGGGTACGTCATCGGTCGGCGTCGTGGCGATCTCAACGCGCCTCCCGAGCGCAGCATGATTCTCAGCTATGAGCCACGCGGCATGATCGTGCCCGAGGCCGAACGCACCTTGTGGGTACCGGTATGATCCTTGGCACCTTTATCAAACAGCCCGCCGACATCACGGATTACGACGTTGAGTATCAGGAGTGGTTGCCTGTGGGCGACAGCCTGTTAAGCACCCAGGTGACCGTGAGCCCGGACACCATCACCATCCAGGCGGCGCGGGTCGTTGACCAGCGGGTCAACATCTGGCTTGAAGGTGGTGAGATCGGGACGACCTACAAGTTCACCGTGAACACCACGACAGCGGCTGGACGCGTCCGTCAGGACGAGTTCCGCGTGAAGATCAAGGACTACTGACATGGTGCAAATCTTCAAGAACAACACCTGGGGCCAACTGGCGAGCCAACTGACCGCCGGGGCGACCACGGCGACTTTGACCGCGGGGCACAACTTCACCGATCCGGGCACGGACTGGTACCTGGCCACGCTGATTGGCGTCACCGGGACCACGGAAACCTCCTGGGAAATCGTCAAGGTCACCGATGTCAGTACCAATACCCTGACCATTGTCCGCGCCCAGGAGGGCACCACGGACGCCACCTGGCCTGCTGGGACGCGCATCGAGCTGCGCTTGACCGCCGGGGCGACGGAGTCCAAGGCCAACCTTGGAACAGCGGCCTACACCGCCAGTAGCGACTACGCCACGGCGGCTCAAGGCGGAAAGGCGGACAGCGCCATTCAGCCCGCCGCCATCAAGACCTACCTCGGCGACGCCGCCCCCACCGGCGTTGGCCAGAATGACGGCCTGATGACCCACGAGGACAAGGCCAAGCTCGACGGCATCGAGAGCGGTGCCACGGCGGACCAGACCGCGCAGGAGATCGCCACCCTGATTGACGCGGACGCCACGGCGGAGACGACGCTGAAGAGCGCCCTGGGGCTGGGCAGCGCGGCCTACACCGCCAGTACCGATTACGCAGTGGCGGCTAAAGGCGTGACCAATGGCGATAGCCATGACCACAGTGGCGGGGATGGGGCGCAGATTGCCTATTCCAGTCTGTCGGGCACGCCGACGCTACCCAGCG